TGATGCCGTCGTTGGCTTCACCGATCCTATTGGCGGTGTCCCCCATCTCGTCACGGAGTTCAGTGAGGCTCCCAATGATGACACCGTTGACATCTTCGACGTAGCCGCCAGCCTCCTTCGACTCGCGCATCACCGTCTGCTTGAATGCCACGAACTCTTCGTCGGTGCCTTGCAGCGCCGTGTTCACATCATCCAACGAGAACCCAAGGTTGAGCAGCGCCGCGATGACGTCGGGGCCACCGAGCTGGTCAGCCAACGTGTCGAACGAGAACCCACCGAGTGTGACAAGTTCGTCGTGGAGACCTGCGAGGTGTTCCTCCGACTCGCGGCCCTTCGCACCGATCAACGCGACAGCGCCAGCCACGACAGCCAACCCGGCGATGACAGGGTTCGCATACAGCAACATGAGCGCTGCACCGACAGCCCCGATCTTGACCACGACATCTTGGATGGGGCGAGGCATCCTCCCGAACCACGCAATGATGTCTTGGATGCCGCCAATGAAGTCGGTGACGAACCCGACCGCGGTTTCGACGGCACCAACGAACGTGTCAATGAACGCAGGGAGATGCTCCGCGAACGCGTCGGAGAACTTCTGCACCAGCGGCGCCAACCGTTCACCAATGTCAACCAACGCCACCGCCACATTCGCTTTGATCTTGTCCCACGTCCGCGCCAACCCTTGGTCCATCTGATCGAACGCCAGGTCGGTGGCCCCGGCCTTGTCAGCCATCTCCTGCAGGTTGCTGTTGAACGACTCGGCACCAGTGTCCGATGTGAGGGAGATGAGTGCCATCTTTGCCTCGACGGACCCTGCGAGGTCACCGACCCCGACACCCAACTTGTCGGCTTCGCCCTTCATCAGTTGCAGCGCCTCTTCGACGGTGCCGCCCGCTTCGATGAACTTCGGGAACGTCTCCCCGGCAGCGTCCTCGAAGTGTCCGGCAGCGATAGTGCCCTGCGTCCCCATCTCGACCAACGCTTGCCGTATCTGGGTTGTGGCTTGCGCTGTCGGTGTCCCCATCGCCGTCATCGTTGCAAGGGCAGCACCGACCTCGTCAAACGTGACACCCATCGACGCAGCGATCGGGATCACATTCGACAGTGAAGCATTCAGTTCCCCAGCGGTTGTCTTCCCCAAACGGATGGTGGTGAACATCACATCGGACGCTTCCGCCGCTGAGATCACTGAGGTGCCGTAGGCGTTCGTCACCGACGTCAACGCGTTCACCGCTTCGACCGTGTCAATGGACCCACCCACTGCGAGTTTGGTGGCGTCCTCAACGAACGCGAACACGTTGTCCTTCGGTACACCAGCCGACAGTGCCTGGTACACGGCAGGGATCGCATCTTCGGGAAGGATGCCCATGTCCTTCGACAGGTCTTTCACCTGATCGGACATCTCATCCATCGCGTCACCGGAGATACCGGGGAGGAGGGTGAACACTTCGTTCATGCCCTTCTCAAACTCGGCATAGGCGGCCACCGACTTGGCGGCACCTGCCACAATGGCAGCGGCCCCAGCGACAGCAGCGACCTTCGCGAACCCGGCGAACTTGTCGAACGACTTCTTCGACCGGCCCTCCAACTCCTCAACGGAACCGGCAGCGCCCTTCATGCCCTTGTCGAACTGTGTCGAGTCGGCTTTCAGGACAGCAACAAGTGTCGCAACATTCGTCGCCATCTAGCCTCTCCTCTTCGCTCGTGCCATCCGTTCACGCCGTTCGTGTTCCTTGCGCCGAATCAGGTCGAGCGCCATCCTCTGTGACAGCTCCTCGCTCGACATGCGGGTCAACATCTCCCCTTTCGTCATGTGGAGCCGTTCAGACAACTCCAACAGGTACCTCAGGTAGGGTCCGCAGCCACCTCGGTTTCCGCTGCACCAACATCGACACCGGACAGTTCCAGCACCTTCTGCGCCAACCTGTCCAGGACACCACCCGACTTCTCAGCCAGCGCATCCCGGTCAGCCTTGTCAAAGATGGGTTCCCGAGTTTCAGGGTCGCGTGCCAGGGTGAGGACAACGTCGGTGGTGAGGAACATCTTGTCCCCTACCGACTCGACCATCAGGCCACGCTGTCGGGCAGACATTCCCATCAGGAGGATCTTCACACCCCACTCGGGTACATCGACGACCTCCTCGCGCAGGTCTTGCGCGTCGAGGATCGTGTCTCGTAGTTGACTCATTGCCGACCCCTTCCCTATTCCGTAGTTGCGTAGAACATCTGGCCGGTCACCTGCAACGTCACCGACTCGGTGACCTCCGACGCGATGTCTGTCTGGTATCCGACGTCAGCGACCTGTGCATACGCCTCCACCTTGTATGTCGTACCGGACGCCACAACACTGAGCTCGGTGATGACGTCCTGCCCCACATTCAACCTGTCGAAGAACTGCGGTACCGCTGTTGACGGTCCCGCAACGATCCTGCCCAAGTCGATCGACCCGCCGGACAAGCCGGGGGTGTAGGTGCGCCACTGCACATCGGATGCTGTGGTCGAGAACGATGTGATGTCCGACATATCGGTGTCGAAGTCGGCACTCCACTCGCGTGTCCACGGCAGGTACGACGCCGTCACCCAATACACGGTGGCGGTGACCTGCGCCGACTCGGCTGTGGTGAGCGGTGTCCCGGTGAACGTCAACTTGCCCTGCACAGGGTTGTATACGAAGTCGGTGTGCGCCGTCGAGTTGACCAACACCACCGGCGGCACCGCTTGGGTCCAGTGCCGTTTCGTACCGTCCGTGATACGGAACTCGGTACGGTCGGTGGTGGCACTCAACGATGTGAACGCCTCCCCCGCTGCAGTGGAGTACGACGCCGACGTGACCTTGACCTTGGCGGCCTTGCCTGTCAGCGCAACCATGTCAGGTACTTGTCGAGTATGTCAACGAGCCGGTGCCCTGCATCGACCACGACACATCGACGGGTGACCCGATATCGACACTGAACGACCCCGACTCCAAGAACACCGACCCGGTGAACTTGCCGCCACCTGTCTGATCCATCTCCAACACCACCGTCGCGGTGGTGGGTGTCAGGGTGGCGTTGATCATGTTGTTCTGACCCGTCGAAGCCGGGTTGAAGATCCCGTCGATGCTCCCCGTCCACCCGGACAGACCGACAATGTAGTCGCGCCACTGGGCGAGGGCGGTGGAGAACGACGTCACATCGTGCATGTCGCTCCCGATGTCGATGGACCAACTGTTGATTGTGGCGACGTTCCCGCCCGCATAGGACACGGTGCCGCCCTTTCCTGTTACTGCTGCCATGTTGCTGTGACCTCCTCGGTCATCCTGTTGTCTTCCTGACCGCGAAGTTGACCGACAGTAGATGCCGGTCGTTCGCGTCCTGGCCGATGTCGAACGGTGCCTGCACAGCGTCGATGGACCCATACCAGGTACCCGACGAGGTGGGCAGGGTCCGGTTCCCGACACTGTCCAAGATGGTGTATGCGGCTTCGATGGTGGTGCGAGCCGTCTGATAGTCGGTGGAACGTGAATGGATCATGATGCCGGGTTGTTCAAAGGCGCGGACCACACCACCCGTGGAGAACGTGTGGATAGGTGACTGGCCGCCCGTCTCGAACAGGGTGGTGATTGTCGACGGGGTGGCAGGCATATAGCCTTTCGTGAGGTTGACACCGACGGTCAACCGTGTCGAGTTCGCTGCCAGATATGTTGCGACATCGTCAAGGATCACCCGGCACCGCCGATACGATCCAACACGTCCTTCTTCAACCGTTGCGACATACCCGGACCCGCCTCAAGGACCGCCGACTCCAAGAACTTCATCTGCCCTATCGGATGGTTCGCTGGCCGTTCGTGGACATAGATGGCATAGTCGGTGCCGTACCCCAACGTCACCGATGTGACCCCACCCTTCGTTTCGGGCGGCTTCACATGCCCAGTGGACTTCAACGTCCCGAACCGGACAGGGGTGCGCCGCTTCGCGACACCCATCACCACTTCACCCTCCGTGAACAATGCACCCTCAAGGTGCTTCTGTGTCACCGCAGGTGTCTCGTTGAGCCACCTGGTGAACTGGTCGGTGCCTTGCCACTTCATGTTGACACCGCCACAACACTGGTGAAGTTCCACAGTCGTATCGTGTTACAGCGAGGGCACTTTGTCTCCATCGCACCGATGGTAGTCACCCCGACCCTGCACAACAGGTACCGGCAAGGTGTGCCACGGGCAGGGCCGGTCAGCCGTACACCGTCACAGCGGAGGTCACGAAGCGTCGTCATGGCAGTACCCGAGGGCGTAGTCCAGCCACATAGATGTCAACGACAACGCCTGCTCCCGGTCGAACCCTTCGCGAAGGAACGAGTCATACACGATGCGGGTGTGCCGAGCCGACTCGCGGACGGATGCCTGCCACTGGTCCTCCGCCACCTGGAAGTCACCAAACTCCATCAGTCACCGAACCCGAGTTTGGAGTGGGTGACACCGTCCTCGTCCCTGAACGTTTCGATGGACAGGAGGACAGGTGCGGTACCGCCGGGGAGGGTGAACTTGTCCAACGCTGAGAACGTGGAGGTGGACGCCACCCACACGGTGGTCGTCGCAACATCTTCCACCCCGTCAAAGTTGCGGATCAGGCGTTGCCCCGTCACCACCCGACACGGATACGGCACCGACGATGTCGAGTAGGTGGTGTGCCCATACCCGTCCGTTGACATACCCGTCCACGATGCGTGTGTCAACGTGTCGGGCATCATCTCGAGGAGGTCGTCGGTGTATGCCATCAGTAGTCGATCACGCCACGCTCATAGTCGCCTCGGTCTGTCCCTTCGTGATCCATGCCACCCAAGGTGAACACTGGGTCGACACGGTCACTGTCAGATTCGATGCGGTCCTTGTCCGACTCGGTCAGGCCACCCGCATACACGTGTGCGCCAGCCTTGCGGTACGCCCGGTTCCTGAGCGACTTCGCCAACGCCGTGTACTCGGTGGCTTTCCCTGACCCATACGACACCTGCAGGTCGCCAACCGTCTTCGATGTGGGGGTGCCGGTGTACTTCGCTGCGACCGCCTCAGCGGCAGCGGCGGCAGCCAACAAGATGTGTCGGTTGTTGTCGATCAGGTACTGAATCTCCTCGTCAGAGATGAGCGCCGTCGTTTCCGTCGTGCAGTCCTTCGCGTCGATCTCGAACCGTACCGTGTCGATGGGGCGGGTGCCCGGCTGGTTCGTGTAGGTGGCGGTCACGTCACTCCTCCGGTTGTGGTGTGATCCAATTCTTGCGCCAGTACAACCCCTCGCGTTGCGCGCCCTCCACGGCAGCCATCTCGCGACGGATATGTGCAGCCTGTTCCTCCAACTGGCGTGCCTGCAACCCCATCTGGTCGCGGGTGTTCGTCAACTCGACATAGCGGCTGTTCATCTTCTCGATGACCCGCCCCGAGTCCTCGTACCCGTACAGGTGGGTGGCACCCAACAGGTCCGAACCGGGAGGGATACCGAGCCGTATCCCGACACCTTCGGCGATGCCGAGGAAGTATTCGCACGACGGACGCTGCTCCGAATACTCGGCAGCCATCACATGGTCCTGTGCCATATCGACCCCGAACAGGGACAGCTCGTCGGGTCGCATCATGATCGCCAACGCGATGAGCCACGACACGGTGTTCGTGAAGTACGGTCGGAACCGTTCCAACAGGACCTGGTCGGGGAACGGCTGCGCCGTCGAGATGCCCCACTCCAACGCCAACCGATAGTCCTGTGCCCGCACATAGACGGGGCCGTGGAAGTTCCGCAGGAACTCTTGGTGCGGAGGGTTCGCGTGGTAGAAGTCGTACAGGGAGTGCAACTCGAACCAGCGGTCGAATGGTTTGTCGGGGAGGACTTTCCATAGCTGGTTGATGCCCCACTTCTCTACACCTGAATCCCCAAACGGTGCCTTGTGGGCGTGCCCTGCGGCGAACCCTACGATGGCGACCTTCGGCTTCTCCAAAGTTGGGAACAGGAACTCCTCTCGGAACTCGGCGGGTGTCCCAACCGTAACTGTGTCGTCCTGCGGCTGTTCGCCGTCAACCATGTCCCGCCCCTTTATTCGTCGTTGACCTTGGCTGCACGCGGCTGCCGAGGTGTCGCCTTCTTCTTCGGTGGTGCGGCGGGGGCCGTCGCTTGGCCCCCGCCCTCCACCTTTGTCCACCCGTACAGTCGCGCCAGCGACAGCTCAACACTGGAAGGATCAGCGATGACCTCACCGGCCTTGTAGTAGCGACCGGCCTTCGTGATCGGTCGCGTCACCTTCACCGCCATCAGGACACCGTGTCCTTGATGAGGTACCCGAGGTCCGTTGCGACGACCTTGAAGTCCCACGCAGCGTCCGTCTCGACCCGAGGCATCGCGTCCTTCCACGGCATCTCAAGCCGCTTCGTGCGGACACCGTCCGCAGACCCGGTCAACCCGGACCAGAAGAACGTCTTGCCTGCCGTCACATCACGGATACCAGCCGACGGATCGACATACGCCAGGAGGGCGTGGTCGGCGTGGATGAATCCCGGTGTGCCTGTGGTGCCCTCGTCGCCTGTGAACTCGATGCCTTCCAAGATGAAGGTGCGGTCGAATCCGAACAGGTCCGAGATGAACGACGGTGTGACGATGCGTGGAGCATTGTCAGGGAGCCGGTCGATGATCGCAGTCGAAGACCACAATCCGTTGTACCACGCCTGGGCACCCAACACGAGGGTGTTCGGGCGGTACCCGGTCTCGGACAGGATCGCGAGGATA